CTTCTGGTGTACCGGTTCAAGTTGTATTTAAATCTTGGTCGGATTCTACTACATCAACAACCACATATACATATGTTACAACTACCAACGGAACACTCAACATTACTTCAAAATTAACTAATAGTAAATTTTTAGTTCATTTTTCTGGCCAAGGATATCTTTCGGCCGCTGGCGGAGTAAATATTGGATTATCAAGGACAATAAGTGGAACTACGACTAGATTGGTTGGAGTTGACGGAGGTGCAGGTGATACTTGGATGGGTAGTGGTAATGGCGCTGGCACCAATTCTTGGGCTATTGCAAAAAACTATTTAGATTCACCAAGCCAAACAGCGGGAACCACCATAACTTATAATCTTTTATTAGGATTATGGTCTGGAGGAACTATTTACCTTGGTTATCCTGGCTATCCTGGTTATGCAACTATAACTATTACGGAGATTGCACCATAATGTTAAAATTAAATGAATTACATATTCCTGCAGCTTTAAATATATTAAGACCTAATGCACAATGGGTTCTTCGTGGAGATACGATTGAAGATTTGGAATGGAACGACACTATTCAAACAAAACCTACACAAGAAGAAATTGATATTCAATTATCTCAAATGCAATTGGATAACACTAATAAATAATACATGGCCACACTAAGCAAAATCTACTCCGACATCGATTTTACCTTTACCAAGAAACCGGTGGTGGGTGATGTTGCCTTGAGTTATGATGCTCAGGCAGTTATTCGTTCTATCCGTAATATTCTATTGACAAGGCACTATGAAAAACCTTTCAATCCAGACTTTGGTTCTAATATAGATGCCATATTGTTTGAAATGGTTTCTCCTCTTTCAGCTACATCACTGGAAAGAGAAATAAGAACCTCTATTGAAAACTATGAACCTAGAGCAAGATTGAGTGAGGTTATAGTCAATCCACAACCAGATAACAATGCTTATAGTGTTTCATTGTCTTTTTACACAGAAAACGCTACATTACCAACCACAGTAACACTCCTTTTAGAGAGAAATAGATAAGATGGCAGGCGCTAACTCTAATATTCAAATAACAGATTTAGATTTTAATAATATTAAAACTAATCTTAAAAAATATTTACAATCTCAAGATACACTAAAAGACTATAATTATGAAGGTGCTGCACTTTCTACTCTTTTAGATGTCCTTGCCTATAATACTCAATATAATGCTTACTATTTGAATATGGTTGCCAATGAAATGTTTTTGGATTCAGCCATTCAGCGTTCTTCTGTGGTATCTCACGCAAAACTATTAAACTATACTCCAAAATCAGCAATTGCTCCTTTTGCCACAATTAGCCTCACAGTTAATTCAGTAACAGATGCTTCCTTAACATTACCAAAATTTACTACATTTTTATCAGAAGCAATTGATGGCGTAAACTACAATTTTGTTACATCGGATTCCTATACAGTTAATACAATTAATGGGTCTGTAGTATTTCCAAATGTAATTCTTAAACAAGGTATTCCAACCACAATTAATTATACTGTTGATAGTATTACAAATCCAACGTATACATTTCAAATACCAGATATTGCCGTAGACACTACTGCTTTACAAGTAACCGTTCAACAATCATCATCAAATAGTTATAGTGATGTTTATACTTTAGCAACCAATTATCTTTCATTGACCGGCACATCAACAGTTTTCTTTTTACAAGAATCAACTAATGGTAATTTTGAAATATACTTTGGTGACAATATTTTAGGAAAACAATTAACCGATGGTAATATTGTAACCATATCGTATATTGTTACCTCTGGTACGGCTTCATATGGCGCCAATAATTTTGTTTTAATGGACTCGATTTCTGGATATTCATCCACCGTTGTTAATCCAATTTCTGCTGCTTCACAAGGATCAGAAAAAGAATCAATTTCCTCCATTAAATTTCAAGCACCAAAATCATATGGCGCACAAAATCGTGCCGTGACAAAAGATGATTATATTACATTAATTCAACAAAATCCATATGTTGCTCTTGATGCAGTTAATGTATGGGGTGGTGAAGATAATATTCCACCAGAATATGGTACAGTATATGTAGCAGTTAAACCAAAAGGTAGTTATTCATTGACTGATGCACAAAAATCATCTTTAATAAATGATGTAATTAAGCCGGTTTCTGTTATAACTGTTACACCAAGAATTGTTGACATAGATTATGTTTATCTTTTGTTAACGGCTAACGTATTATACGATTCAAAGAAAACAACCAAAACATCAGCACAAATTTTGGATTTGGTCAAAGCCGGCATTCAAACATTTGCTACATCCAATTTAAATACATTTAACTCCACTTTTGTGGTAGGCAATTTAATTCAATATGTTCAATTATTGGATCCTTCTATTGTTGCAGCAGATTTTGATTTGTTCTTACAAAAGAGATTAATACCAACATTAAATAGCACCCAAACATATACAGTTAATTTTGGTAACGAACTTGAAAGGGCTGTAGGTTTAAAATCTTTAACAATCTCACCAGCTTTTTCACAATACGATGCTTCTGGAACATTATATGAGAATGTGTCTTTTGAAGAATCTCCAGATTCAACCACTAACATTGATTATGTAACATTAACTTCTGGCGGTACAGGTTATGTTTCACCAACCGTTACTATTTCGGGTGATGGCACAGGTGCAACGGCTGTAGCCAATGTAGTTAATGGTATAATTACTGGTATTAACATAACAAGTGGTGGATCTGGTTATAGTCAAGCAATTGCAGTGATTACAGATTCAGTAGGTTCTGGTGCTATAGCAACTCCTGTATTGAGAGGTAACTATGGTAATTTAAGAACTTATTATTTTATAAATGGAGTAAAAAACATATTAACTGGTGGTGGAGTTAACCATACTGATAGTGCTGGTTCAGTAGACTATACAAATGGAACCGTTGTTTTATCAAACTTTACACCTACTGCTTTAGCCGGTACAGATGGAATTTTAAGAATTAATGCATACGCAGCAAATCGAACCGTTTCTTCAAATTATAGTAGAATTATTACACTAGACACAAACGATGCAGCTGCTATCACAGTTAACGTCACAGCAAAATAATTAATGACTTATATTAATAAAACTTCTTTACTGGTACCTTCACAATTACCAGAATTTGTTCGTGATGATGCGAACTATCAAAACTTTGTATTGTTTCTGGAAGCTTATTATGAGTGGATGGAACAATCTGGTGGTGTGGTTAATGGTTCAAAAAATTTAACCAACTATTATGATATTGATGCAACACTAGATGGTTTTCTTCAATACTTTAAAAACGATTTTCTTCCATTCTTTCCAGAAGATTCTTTAGTTGACCCAAGAAAATTAACCAAAATTGCCAAAGAACTGTACCAAACAAAAGGTACACCAGCATCTTTTGAATTTCTTTTTAGAGTATTATATAACAAATCAATTCAATTATATAATGCTTCGGATTATATTCTTCGTGCTTCCGATGGTAAATGGATTGTAACAAAATATTTAACACTTAATACAACCGATCCAATTTGGCAAGGTACAACCAATTATAGGTTGTTCGGCCAATCTTCAACTGGTTATGCCACGATTGCAAGTATCAATACAGGTTTATCAAGTACTCAAGTAATTCTTTCTGGTATTGATAGAAACTTTATTTCAGGAGAATATGTTACTGTTGTTGATACACATGGTGCTACTGTATTGTTTAATGGTAATGCTTTAACAGGACAGATTATTGGTAATTTATCTGGTGTGACTGTTGATCCTGTTAATAGTGGTTCTAGTTATAACGTAGGTGATCCTGTTGTATTTACTGGTGGATTGACAAATAAAACAAATCCTGTTGGTGCTGTTGGTTATATTTCCAAAGTATCTTCAGCATCACTTACTGCTGTCACACCAACTTACATGGGACAAGGTTATCGTGCTGGTAGCTTAACATCAATCGATGTTTTATCTGGTTCTGGTGCTGGCTCAAACGCCAAAGTATTTTTATCAACATTAGATTCAACACCATATTATGTTTATCTTGTACCAAATGATATTATTGATGCCAAGAAAACAGTTCAAATTGGTGATGGTTCACATTTAGTTACTTATAATTTTTCCAATTTAACAAGTGCTAACTATAATACTAAATTGTCGGATGCTTTGTCATTTCCAATATTAACAACTTATGGTATTAC